TTCTTGACCTTGCTGGCCAAGCTGTGATACTTCATTCATATTAATCACCTTTTATTATAAGTCGACTTTGAATCAATAGCCACGTAATACGTGACACCTTCGCCTTTAAATTGTGAGATACCTTTTGAACAAAGCGTAACCTCATAATCTATTGGCATCAGTTTCAAGTTATCAGTTTTAATGATAATCCTGAACTCATCGGCAGTTTCCCCAATTTCAACGCCAAAGTCATCTGCGTTGTCGTTGGCACTGTCGATTGCTTTCAGATAACATTTGCCGCCTTCGCCTACAAATGCAATCTCTGAAAATTGTAATACCCCTGCTGCCTTCAATACAGAAGACAACGTATCTGCCGTCACCGATACTTCTACGTCAGCAGAAGGAATAGTGATATCCTTTTCTGGTGGAGTGTGTATCATTGACAGATCGGCAAAAACATACTTGGTACGTCTTTTACCTTCCGAGATAATAAAGTATTTATCAAAAAACTCTACATCTGGATCGTTATACAGAGATAAAATAGACAAAAATCTTGATAGATCATAAATACATGCATCAGAAGGGATTTCCTGCTGTATATTTGCGATCGCAATTAGTGTCTTCTCTGGAGTGATAGTCTTTATTACAGAACCTGCGGCCAATAAGATTGACTTATTGATAGCGGTAAAGCTTTTTAAGACAGTCAAGGTTTCGTTAGAAAATTTCATTATATAAGTTTCTCCATTAGTTTTTATTGTTGTATATTATACAACAGTTATTTAGATTTGTCAATAGGATTATAAGCTTTTTTATTAGACTTGTCATCTGCAGTAGCCGTAACACCTAATTGACCAAGAGACCCCATGTCACCCTTAAAAATATAAGAACCAACATGATTAAGTTT